ATTTCTGTGCCTGCGATGTAGCCATAGTCCTCAAGGACGCCGCCGCCGGACATGAGGTATTTGCGGATCTTGCGGCGCTTGACGCGCTTCTGACGGACCTCAACCGTGCCGATGGCCGCGAGGGTTTCCTCGAGCGCTTCGTCATCCTCGAAGTCCGCTTGGCTGTAGCGCTCTTCATCGCCGTCAATGGTTTGGAAGATGCGAACCACCTCCGTGCGCTCCTCGACCTTGTAGACCTCGGCCACATAGACCGTGTCGGGCGTTGCCCAGTCGAACTCCTGCGCAGATATTTCATGCGGCCAGGATGCGGGGTCGTCGTCCCACTGCTCCTTGTAGGCCTCGAAGGTCATAGCGGTGAGGACGTAGCAGGAGCGGGCGTCGCTCTTGTCCTGGCGCTTGGCGTTCAGGTCGAAGAACACGGTGCTGTCGGCGTCGTAGATCGGCTCGATGCGGATGCGCTGCCGGTCGTCCTCGTCGTCGTATTCGTCCTCGTAGACGGTCCGCAGACGCCAAGCACCGATGCCACCGCCCACCGCTTCCTCGAAGGCGTTGTCGTAGGCCTCGTCGGCCACGCTGTCCTCTTCGTCCGCGCGGTAAAGCCCGTCGCAAGCATCGGCCAGCTTGTCGTCCTCGTCGCCTTCTTTGCTGATGAAGTCCACAGTGATGCGGTTGTTGCGATACTCGTTGATGATCCGCATGACCGAAAGGTGGACCTTGTTCACCTCGAACTTGGGCTTGTTCTCGAACTGCTCGGCAAGAGCGCCCTCCCATTGCGCACCGGCAATGGAGTAGAAGCGGCGGTCTTCAAGGCACTGCAGGCGCTCGTCGCGCATGGCCGATTGGATGCTGTCAAATTCGATCAGCGCGTCCTGATGGACGTTCGCCAGCCGTTGCTCTTTGGTCAATCGTGCCACGTCTCAGCCTCGCAAAGAAAAGTCTCCGGAATTATAGGCTGAATTTAAGCGGAAAACAATCACCGAGCAATCGGCATGATGCTGGCGACCGGACGAGCGGTTTTTGGCTTCGAATTATTCGCCCGCCGAGCGCCCTCGCAGGCATAGCGGATCGCGTCGATAACGTGGTTGTGCTTGTCCTCGAGGACCGGCAGCACCTTCCCGGTGTCTTTATCGGTCTTGTAGCTGTAGAGCGTCAGTTCGTCGATCGTGTGCTTGCAGCGCGGGTGAACGATGATGTCGAACGACTTGAGCCACTCGATGCCCTCCTCGACAGACTTCGGCCCCTTCACCGCCGACTGGATTTTCGGGAAGCCGTTCTTTCGCATGTGGCTGATCGTTTCCGGACGCGCGCTGTCGGCCACCATCGGCCAGCGTTCAGCCTCCGGGATGCTCATGAACAGCGAAGGCGTGTCCACGATCTCGCAGCCCACCTGATAGGCCTCGTAATCGATGAACAGATTCCGGCCGACGATGTGGCAGCGGATGCCGACGGTCGGGTCGGTGGCAAAGCCCCAGTCCGCGCCCAAGCGGTGGATCGCGTCGCCAGGCTCATCGAATTCATCGATCGTCCAGTTCTTGAAAACGCGGGTTTCGCTGTTGCGGACGTATTCGCCCTTCCAGACGTGCAGGTATTTGTCCGGGTCGCGGCGTTTGTCGTATTCCATTTCCTCGCGCAGCACCTCAGGGAACCACGGGTTGTCGGAATAGTTCACCTCGACGATCACACTGTCAGGGGGCGCATTTTCACCACGCAAAAGAACCTCGATCGGATCGTCCTCAAAGCGCGGGTTCCACGAGAACACCAGCTGCGAGCCAGGCTTTCGGATCGTCGGCCGCAAAAGGTCCAGCGAGAACTGGCTGATCGACTGCGCTTCCTCAACCCAAGCGATGTCGAAGCCTTCGAGCGACTTGATGCTGTCCGCCGTGTGGTTCTGCATGCCTTGGAAGATGATCACGCCGCCGTGCGGACATTTGATCTCGGCCGTCTGAATGTCGAACAGATGCCCGACGCCCAGTTCCTCGATCTTGTTCTCGATCAGCTTCTTGACCGACTGCTTGAGCGACTTCTGCACTTCGCGGACGCAGACCACGTCCGTGCGCTTCATCACGCAGCGCTCGACGATCCACTCGGCGAAGAACCACGACTTGCCAGAACCACGCCCACCGTAGGTTCCGATGTAGCGGGCGCTCTCGCGCTCAAGGATCGGTGCCGACCAGCGCGGCGTCTGGATGTTCAGCTTCATGCCTTCGGGTCAACGATCGTGCGCTTGATCTCGACCGGGATCGCGCCACCGTCCGGGCCAGAGAGTTCCTGCTTGTCCTTCTGGCCGAGCATCTGCTTGCCAAGCCAAACGAGCATCGTCGGGTTGCCGTCCTGGGCCGCCTTCCACTGTGCGCGGCGCAGCGAGGCCTTCCCTTCGCCCTGGTGTTTTTTATAGAGGGCTTCAAAGTTATCCACACCTTCGATGCCCTGCTCCTTGATCCGTCGGTTCAAGGTGGTGTCGCTCATGTTCAGGATGTCGCAGATTTCGTCGCGCGTACACTGGATGCGGATCATGTTGATCAGCTGCTCCAGTTCCTTTTCGGTCATCGGCTTCATCGGCCCCTTCGGCCCTGTCTTTTTGCGCTCTGCCGCTGGCTTGCGGGTTGTTGGTGCTTTGCGGGCGGCCATCATGCAGCCTCCCGCTCGTCGGAGAGTTCAGCGAAGGTCTGGCCGGTGGCTTCGAGCGTTGCCTGCTGTCCGGTCCAGTCCTGCCACCGCTTGACGATCACGTCGCAATAGCGCGGGTCGAGTTCCATCAGGCGTGCCTTTCGCCCGTGCTTCTCGCAGGCAATGGCTGTCGTTCCAGATCCCGCGAAGCTGTCGAGAACCAGGTCGCTGCCCTTGGTATTGTTGAGCATCTGGTATTCGAACAGCTCGACCGGCTTCATCGTCGGGTGCTCGCCGTTGCGTCTTGGCTTGGCGAACTCGAGGATTGTGGTCTGCTTGCGGTCCGATGCCCAGAGGTGCGATGCGCCTTCCTTCCAGCCGTAGAGGCATGGCTCGTGCATCCAGTGATAGTCTTGGCGGCCCATGACAAGGCTCGACTTCTTCCAGATCAGGCACTGACGGATTGGCCATCCCACGTCGGATGCTGCACCCCGGAAATTATATCCCTCGCTGTCGGCGTGCCATATGTAGAACACTGCGCCTTTTTTCATCACCGCGTCGGCTGCGGAATAAGCGTCACGCAGGAACTGGCGGAAGCTGTCGTCAGACATGCTGTCGTTCTTGATGGTCAGCTTTTCCTTGGTGCCGCCCTCGTAGGCCACATTGTATGGCGGGTCGGTGAGCCACATGTCGACCAGCAGGCCTTCGCACAGGCGCTCCATGTGCTCGATGCTGGTGCTATCCCCACACATCAGACGATGGCCTCCCAGGAGCCAAACGTCGCCCTCACGGGTGGCAGGGACTGCAGGTGCCTCGGGAACGGCATCGTCGTCGGTGAGCCCTTCCTTTGCCTCCTCTGGAAACAGTGCTCCGATCTCGTCTGCCTCGAAACCGGTGAGCGAAAGGTCGAAGCCCATGTCCTCAAGTTCGCCGAATTCAAGCGCGAGCAGTTCCTTGTCCCACTCGGCCAGTTCGGCCACCTTGTTCACCGAGAGGCGAAAGGCTTTGATCTGCGCTTCGCTCATGTCGTCGGCGAGAACGACGGGCACTTCGGTGAGGCCCAGCTTCTTGGCGGCTTTCAGGCGGAGGTGTCCATCGACGACGGTGCCGTCGCTCTTGGCGCAGATCGGGACGCGGAAGCCGAACTCTCGGATGGCTGCGGCCACCTTGTCGACTGCGTGATCGTTTTTGCGGGGGTTGCGAGCGTATTCGATGCAACGCTCAATGGGCCAGGTCTCGAATGTCAGTTTCATGCTTTCCCTCATCTCGGCACAAAGCGGGCCGGGCGCGTCAGCGTGATGGCTTCCTTCCGGGCCGGATCATTCCGGTTTGCCGGACACCACGCTGACAGGGAAATTCTATGCGCTCCGCGCAATTTTCGCAAGGGTTCAGCGTGCGAACCACTCAACAAGGCGCTGCGAGACGTTTAGGGCGTCGGCCATGTCTCCAAGATCAGCAATCGCGCGGACCCATTCGGACTGACCGAGAAGGTGATGGCAATGGAGCGCAACGTAGGTGTAGGCCTCGAGCCGATCGGCAAAGTGCAGTTCCTGCTCGTCGACCATGAAAGCGCGCACGCCCATGTTCTTTCGCGCGTCGGCCTCTGCCTGGAACAGCGCGGCCTTGAGGGCTGGGTTGGCGTCCTTGGTCGGCCCAGGCATATCTCCGGTGATCATCTCGCCGCAGTCGTGATGCAGGGCGGCGTAGAGCAGGGATGCGGGCGCGTCTGGCCAGAAGAACAGGATGATCTGCGCGACCCGACCGTGATGATCTGCGAGGGTTTGCGCTGGAACGTCAGGGTTTGCGTGCCATCGCGTGACTGATCCGGATCTGTAGATTGGGTTTATTCCCACCACCCGATGCTCGTCTGGTATCATGACTGATCAACGCCTTCTATCTCGGCCAGCTTGCTTCGGTCTTGGCTAGCTTTTTTGTGACAGACACAAGGCTGTCTCTTTGCTCAATAAATCTGGCTTCGGCTGCTTCGGCGCGGGCTTGCAATATACGGCAGTTTTCATCCCACACTGCGGCTTCTTTCGCAGATGTCTTAACCTCCCTATCCAACTTATCTAAAAGTGCGTCAACTTCATCAGTCAAG